CACAAAGAAGCTGATGGCCAGTGTAGCCCCGGCAACGGCACCACCTACGAGGCCAATGCCGAGTGCTGCACCCTTGCCACTGACGCCCAAGAGAACCAGGGCGTCCTTGAACGCGACAATCTTGGGGATTCCCAGCAGCGCAGCTCCACCAGCGAGAGCAACAGCCGTACCGACCACGCCCACGGCAAGGCCGACGTTGAGCAGTGACTGCGGCGCGTTACCCACCGAGTCCACGAGGAAAGTGGCGGACTGCGTCAGGGTTCGGAGCGCGTCATTGGCACCAGACCCAGAGCGGATAAGGGCCGTGTCAAATGCGCCACCAAGCTTCTCAACGTCGCCCCGAAGGTTATCGAGCTTGTCGCGAGCAACCTGAGCGGCATAACCATTGTCAGTGACCGCGGCAGTCATCTCCGCAACGCCGCCAGCGCCCTCCTGGTACAGCACTCGAGCAGCCGTGATCTGCTCATTGCCGAACAGGATGCCGAGGGACGCGTCCCGAGCTTGATCGTTCAGCCCCGAGTAAGCGCCAGACAACTGGCCAGCAGCATTCTGAAGGCCAAGGAACTTACCGTCAGTGTCATAGAGGGTGATGCCGAGCTTTTCGATTTCCTTCTGAGCGGCCTTGGAAGGCGATGTCAGGGAGGACAGCATCCCTCGCAGAGCAGTGCCGCCCTCACTGCCGACGATGCCCGCCTTGGCGAACAGGGCCAGAACGCCGGTAGTCTCCTCAAGAGACACGCCCATCGATGACGCGACCGGGCCAACAAACTTGAGACCTTCGGCGAGATCATCAACCGAACCAAGCGCCTTCCCAGCACCAGCCGCAAGAGTGTCCGCGACGCGACCTGCCTGGTCGCCGGCCAAGCCGAACTGCTGCAGAGTCGTAGCCGCAATTTCGGCAGACCGAGCGATGCCCAGACCGCCAGCGGAGGCCAGGTTCAGCGAGCCTTCGAGAGCGCCGCCGAGAATGTCGGACGTCGAAATGCCCGCCTTGCCCAGTTCTTCAATCGCGTTGGCAGCTTCAGTCGCCGTGAAGACAGACGACGCCCCGAACTCAAGCGCAGCATCTCGCAGGAGAGCCATGTTCCCGGCAGACTCCTGGGTCGAAGCCTTCACATTCGAGATGGCTTCGTCAAACTCGCTGAACTTAGCGACCGCAAGGCCCACGGCTGCAACCCCGACAGCGCCAAGAGCAAGCAAGCCACCACCAAGAAGGTTGATCGCATCCCGCTTCTGAGCAAGCTTCTCGGACTCAGAACCAAGCTCCCGAGTCTTCTTCGCCGCAGCCTCCATGCCGGATATGTACCCCGACACCTCCGCAACCAAGGAAACTTTCGTATTTCTGGTCGCCATCTGGCACCGCCTCTGTAGTTATGCGAGAATCGCCAAATGGCTGAGTACAAATACGTCTCGCTCCCCAGCGACGGGAAGCAGATCCGTAGTAGTGACGTAGACGCCTATGCCAGTGCAGAACTGAACGCGACCTACGTCAGCCAGGGCTGGGTGCCCGTGACCGTGAGCCGACCTGCAGCCATCGGCCCCATCGGTTTCTTGCTCGTCAAGAACTAGGCATCAACGCGGCGCGCATACCAACCGTGACCACCCCGCGGCTCGTCGGGGTAAGCCTTGTAGTAAGCATCTTGAGCATGAGCAATGGCCTGGGCGGCATAGTCGAATCGGGGCGACTTATTCGCCTCATACCGCCACCCACCGCGAATTGCCGGATCGGCACGAGGGTCGGTAGTTTCCGAGAGGGGCAAGCCATGAGGCCCCCGGTCCGAAAGCACTTCCTCATGCGCCAGAAGCAACGCCAACTGGTTCGCATCGAACTCAGGCTCAGCAGTCGTAACGGTGCTGACGAGCACGCCAGCCTCGTCGTACTCATACTCGGTGAAAGTGCGCGGCTCCCAGCCCTGCAACCTCCGAGGCGCTACGCCCATCTTGATTGCTAGGCCGACTTCTTTCTCGAGCCGGTCTGGGCTTTTTTTAGTGCCGCCAACGTACGGGCAAGAGCCGCCTGGGACTCGTACTCGTTCAAGGCGTAGATCGCATCGCCAATCTTCGACTCTGCCCGGCCACTGATCGTCTCGAACAGTTCAGCCCACTCATTCACAAGCTCAGCGTCCGGCTTATCCGGGTTGGTCACATCCACCCGAAGCGGAACCTCTTCGCCATCGATCAGGAGAACACCCGTCTTCGGAGCGACAAGACGCGTTACGCTCCGCAGGTTGTAGCCGTAGAGGCTGTCATAGGGGTAGTTTTCGATCGGCTGGCGTGCAGGGGAGCGGTCAACCGCTTCAACCCAAACCAGCGAATCAGCCTTGCGGAACCGAAGCACATACTCGGTCTTGTGTACAGGCACGATCACGTCAACGTGAGGCACCGCAGCCGCCTTGGCTGCCTTCAAGTCATCTGAGAAACCCATTACATCCACCGTTTCATCCACCGTGAAGATGAGACCTGCCGGGGTGACGGTGGGCACCCCGGCAGGGGTTTAGGGCTAAGCGACCAGGACGGCCTGACGCTCAGTGGGCTTCGTGAGGAACAGCGTGTAAGTCGCCGTGTCCACACCGTTCTCAGCCGGCGCATCAGGGCGACGGACACCGACAACAGCAGTGATGATGTCCGCGATCTGGCCAGTGGCGTGAACCGCAGAGTTGCTAACACCTCGGCGAACAACGAACTGGGACTCAGCCTGCGAGACCGAAAGAGCCAGGAGAACCTGATCAGCAGAGTCAGTCGTGACCGAAGCCACAGCCTTCAGCTCAGCAGTCTCAGAGACCTTGCCGGGTCGCGACAGATCCTGAACCAGGGTCAGACGCTTGTCTTCAACCGTCGCCTGCGTAACCGTCGAGCTGAAACCATCAGCAGTCAGGCCGTAAGTAATCGGCTTAGCAGTAGCGCCATTCAGGATGGCAACCGACTTGGCGTTAGAGCCAGCCGGAACGTTGGTGATTCGCCAGTTTCCATCAGACTGAGTGGATGCCGGGGTTGGCTCGATGGCCATAGGGATTCTCCTATCGATGAACCCCGCAATGGCGGGGCGACTACTGCCAGAAGCGGGCGCAGCGGCAGGGTTTGGGCACAGAAAAAGGGGCACCCAAGCGGGTGCCCCTTTCATGTGAAGTAGTTAGCCGACCTGCTCCATCGTCAAGCTGTAGCTCGACGTGATGTAGAACAGCGGCGGGTTCGGGTCGGCATCAATCTCAATGGCCTGAGACCCGGCATGCTGCATGCGCCGACAGTTCATACCGTCAATAGTCGGCGTCCAATCAATCAGCTTCGCCTGAGCGCGCTCCTCGACGAGTTGCGCTTGCTCAGCAGTCGTGCCCACCGAATGCGTGACCATCGAATAGTCGATCAGAGACGATGCGCCAGTCAGGCGTGCTTGGTCGCGCCGGCCACCAGACAAGAAGAACGCCAGATACCGGTTCGGACGATTCGCGACAATGCCCTGGTAGGTCGACCCGTTCAAGATCGCGTCCTCTTGCAGGCGCGCAGAGATCGCAGCAGCAGTCTTACGGAGACTCATAGACCAGCCTTCCGCTCTGCATCCTCGATTGCTTGCTCAAGGCCGCGCTGGAAGTCCTCTGACGTGTCCTCAAGAGCTTTCAAGCCATAGCCTCGGGGGGACAAGGTTGGCGACCCGTACTCGACAATGCCGACCAGCGAACCCTGTCCGCCAAGGTCGGCACCGATCTCAGCCTCGATCTGGGAGCCGCGAATAGCGCGGCCACCCTTGAGGTCATAACTGATGGCGCGATTAGCCTGACCGAGGCTTCTCGCCCCGACTAGCTTCGACTTCCACTCGTCCTTGACTTTTCGCGCCGATACCTCTGTCGCCTTTCGGACGTTTTCACCAGCATTCTTCGGCACCTCGCCCAGGTCTGCCGCAAGCTTGTCGAGAGCCGAGAAGTCCACGCTGAATCCATCAGGCATGACGCCTCCTAGGTGGTTACTTCGACGCTGAACCTGCGCGCGGTCATGTAGCTGCCAACGGAAGGCCCCTTGATCCGAGCCTTCACGCCAGCCAGCGCCGGGTCGGTGAGGGAGGCGGTCATGCGGACCACCATGTCTTTACGCACCCCCGCAGAGGTGGTGACGGGCAGGCTCAGCGTCTCATCCTGCTCAGTCAGCAACTGACCAGCAGCATCGATCTCGCCAACAGCAGTAGCCCCAGTACGCCAACGACACGGCCCCGAATAAACAACCTCGAACGCCGACTCATACTCGCCCGTTTCTTCATTCAGAACGTCACCAGGGCGCTCCCAGCCGATGTCACACCGGTCAGTCATGCGCCCCTCAGCCTGCCCACGAAGAAACGGCAACTGCGCCTGCACATCCGCGTCAAGGCTCACCATTCCTGGCCACCCTCAAAGATCGGACGGCCAGCAATGTCAACCCCGCACGAGCAATACAGCGCACCAAACATCGACGAACACCACGGCAGGTGCAAGTTTGCAAACCCCACCATGTCGAGGGCAAACGCGCCGCCCGGGTCAGTTAGGCCCAGCAACGTCCACCACTCATCAAGGATCGTCACACGTCCTTTACCGGAGCGGTAAGACCTCGAGGTGGATGCGTCATCCACCGAAACGGTCACCTGAGTGGCATCGTCCGGCTTCTTCACGTGAGCCACAACAGCCTCACGCACCACATAATCAAGCTTCGCCTGATCAATCTCAATGGTTGGGTCAAGCCCGTACCGGCGAGTATCGATCAGCATGTAAGCGTCATCAATCCAAAGTGACCACTGCTGATCCTGGATCGAATCAGGTTCGGGGGCGGCCTGCCCAAGAGCAACCGCAATCATGTTGGGAGTCACAGACATGACCGCCCCCTCCTCAACTAGTCGTCAGACTTCTTCGGACGCCCCGGAGAACGCTTAGCAGGACCGTCAGCCGGCTCCCACCCGCTCACGAACCGGTCATCCTTGCTGTCATCGACGGACACAACAACATCCGTCTCAAGGTTGCGGAACCGACCCATTAGACGTTCGCCACCTTGTCCTCGATGGTCGCGAAACCGTCAAGGTCCATGACGCCCCAGCCGTACACGACCTCGAGCCGCAGCGCGATCTGGTTCTGACGTTTCAGGTCGCCCTGGCCGTCAGGGTCACCGTGTTCGATGACCTCGACCGGGATACTGCGCTGGACACCCCAACGAAGGAGATCCCACTGCCCAACAATGGCCTTGATGCCGCTGTCAGCGGTGGCCTCGGGAAGACCCGAAACCGTACTCGAGCTGAACGCCTGCAGACCCTCAAACGAGCTGATGTTGGAACCGAAGCCCAGCTCGGGGTACTTCTTGCGGCCATCGGCATAGCGGGCAGTCGCAACGTTCCACGCGTAGCGCGGGTCGAAAGCGATGCCGTTGGGCAGGTAACCGTCAGCGATGACCAGACCAGCAGCCTGCTCGATGACGAGGTCAGGCGTGTTCAGCGTGGCCGTGGTCAGCTCCACCTTGTTCGTGGTGGTGCCGATGCGGTCGCCGGCGACGATGGACGCGGCAGCCGTACCGGTCAGCGGGTTGATGCCGTGGAAGACACCAAGGTCCAGGGCGCGAGCCAGAGCAAGCGAACCTTCTTCAGACAGGGTCTGCAGGATACCGAGCTGGTAGTCCTCGTCGGCCCACTTCACTTCCTGGTTGAAGCGCTGCGTGACCTGGAACTTGTGAGGAGTCACAACCTTCGTGCCGAACGTGGTGTTGGTGGAACCCTTCTGGGCACCCTCACCAACGAGTTCAGCGCGGGGGCGACCCGTGAGGGTCATGTGGGTGACTTCACCGAACTGCTGCGGCTCAGAACCCGACAGGGCGGCAACAGCCGAACCAGTCGTGGCCTTCGCGAACATGCCCGCCGCAATGGTCTTCGGGAGCGTGATGTTGCTAGTGGCAAGGATTGCCATGAGAGAACCTTCCGTCTAGTCGGTGCCGCCGAAAAGCTCACGCGCAAAACTGCGGTGTTCGCCCTCGTCAGTACCTTCGCTTTTGGTCGAACCCTCTTTGGGTGCGACATTGCCTTGCTTTTTCCGGTCTGCATCTCGCCCCGCAAGCCGTTGGGCTTGCGCGGTGAGAGAGTCGGCGTCGGAACCGGTGAGAAAAAGGTCCGCGTCAGACGGTTCACCCTTAGGGCCAGGCTCCGTGCTGATCCCGAACTTCGCCGCGATGCTCGTCTTGAGCGCCTGCGTCTTAGTCGTCGTCAGCTCCGTTTCCATGGCTGCAAGACGCTCCTCGAGCGTCTTGGAACCCTCAGCCTTAT